ATGCCAAAACGAATTCTGGAAAAGACAGCCCTGGAAGTTTCGAGGCTACGTGATGACGGGGTGTACGCGGTAGGCGGCGCATCGGGCTTGCACCTGCAGATCATCGGAGGCTCGCGGGTGTGGGTCTTCCGTTACCGATTTATGGCCCAGCGCCGCCGGATGGGCCTTGGCAGCTACCCGGGTGTCAGCTTGGCAGCAGCCCGTGAGGCGGCACGGCAGGCCATTGCTTTGCGCGATGCGGGGACCGACCCCCTACAGGCCCGCGCCGCAGAACGCGAGGCAGCGCGGCTTGCTGTCGCCCAGCGGCTGGAATTTGACGTGGCTGCGGAGTCGTTCATCCGCGAGCACGAAAGCACGTGGCGCAACCTCAAGCACGTGCAGCAGTGGCGCAACACGCTCGCGCAGTACGCTTCACCTCATTTCGGCGCTGTTCCGGTATCCGACATTGACCAGGCGTTGGTGTTGCGCGCGTTGTCGCCGATCTGGAAGACCAAGACAGAGACGGCTTCGCGCTTGCGCGGCCGCATCGAACAGGTGCTGGACTGGGCAACGGCTCACGGACACCGCAGCGGTCCCAACCCAGCACGGTGGCGCGGGCAACTGGAACACATCCTCGCAGACCCGGACAAGGTCGCGCCGGTGAAGCACCATCCCGCCGTGGCGGTCGCTTCCCTTCCCCGCGCATACAGGCTGATCTCCGCTGTCGATGGGCAGAGCGCCCGCGCGCTGTGCTTCTTGATCTTGACCGCCGCACGCTCTGGCGAGGTACGCGGGTGCAGTTGGTCCGAAGTGGATCTGGAAGCCGGGCTGTGGATCGTTCCGGCCGAGCGTATGAAGGGGAAAAAAGAGCACCGCGTCCCGCTGTCGCGGCAGACCGTGGCGCTGCTCAAGGCCCAGCCGCGGCTACCTGATGTGGACTACGTTTTTCCGTCCAACAGGCGCGGGCCGCTGTCGGATATGGCTCTCACACAACTCATGCGCCGGCACGACTTCGAGGCCGTGCCGCATGGCTTCCGTTCCACGTTCCGCGACTGGGCAGGCGAGAAGACCCACCACCCGCGCGATGCAGTGGAGCTGTGCCTGGCGCACAGCATCGACACGAAGACAGAGGCAGCCTACCGCCGCGGCGACATGATGGAAAAGCGAGCAGCCATCATGCAGGATTGGGCCGATTACGCGCTGTCCGCGCCGGCCTCTTCGGCTTGATCTGTCGCGAGGTTGGTCCAGGCCTTCGGCTGGGCCTGCAGCCATTCCACCACCTCGGCTACCAGCCAGCGGATTTTCGTCGGGCCGATCTTTCGAGGGTGGGGGAACGCGCGCTTGTCGATGAGCGCGCGCAGCGTGTTTTCTACGATGTCCAGCTCTTCCAGGAGCTGTTCTTTCGAAAGCGTGAGCGCCATGATGGTCATTCGCACAGGCCGTAGGCCGAGCTGCAGGAGGTGGGCTCATCCAGCGTGGCCAGCAGGTCGAACTGCCGGCCGCCGCGGGTGGTTTTCGCCCACTCGATCCGGGCCCACACGTTGAGATCGGCGAACACCTGCCGGCGATCCTGCGCCGCGTGGGCATCGGTCATGAAGGTGGAATAGCCGCGCTTCGAGCACATGCCCACGATGCGCTCCCATTCGCTGATGCGCTCAGGATGCTCGGGGAAGCGCACCGCGATCTGCCGCAGTTCCGCCTTGTTGACGTTGATGCAGGGCATGCAGCCGACGCGGGACATTCCTTGCAGATAGAGCGGGTTCGGCTCGATGCCGGCGACCTTGGCGAGGGCGAACACCTGGGCTGCGGTCCACTCCACGATGGGGCGGAACTGCCAGTACCGTGACGCGACGCGCTCGGCCTTCTTCGCGTGCCGGCGGTTCTCGGATTCGTCGCGTCGGACGCCCTGCCAGCTGATGACCTTGTGGCCGGCCTCCAGCAGATCGAGGTGGAAGCCCACGGCCATGTTTCGTTTCAGTTCTTGCGTGCAGAACTGGGCGAGGCGCGAGGGGAATCTGCCCTTCCACATGCAAAGGTCCAGAAACGGATTGCCGCTCGGGTACATCACGGACAGCGCGCGGCGCTTAGCCTTGTTCGTCCAGCGGACCTTTCGGCCGCCGTCCCACCCCCAGGCCTGGCGCGGCTGCACTTCGCCTGTGGGCTCGCCCGCCTCATCCAGCACCGGGAACAGGCGCACAGCGCCGCTTCGGTCGCGCAGGTAGACGGGATTTCCGTGGCGGTCGGTCTTCGGCACCTTGCGGTATTCGCGGCCCGTGCGCACGTCGCGCGCGATGAACACGCGCTTCGCGGCGAGCTGCTCTGTGAAGTCCGCGCGCAGGACGTGGATGGTGATGCCCAGCGTTCCTTCGAGATACCGGAGGTAGGCGTATGTGGCGTCGTGCTCGTTTCCGGTGTCGCAGAAGATGGGCAGCACGCTCCCGGCCGGGCACTTCGCCAGCGCCAGCAGCAGGGTGGCGAGGGAGTCTTTGCCACCGGATACCGACACGACGTGCAGCACGCCCGGCAGGGATTGGGGAGCAGTCACAGCGGGTTTCCTTCAAACTGCGGCACGCCGCACAAGTTCGACAAGTGCCACTGCAGCCTGCAGCGGTACGACGCCATTTCCGCCCTGGCGCAACTGGTGAGCGCGGGATTCGTCCACCAGATAGGCCATCCCATCAGCCAGCAGACAAACGCCGGGTTCAACCGCCGGGGCAAGGTCCGGCCGGTGGGCGACAACGGCCGGCCATCGAGGGTCGATAGGACCGGGTGCGAAAAGTGGTGTTCCACGTAGTTCGGCAACTGCTCGCCGCCCGAGTGGTTGCGGCTGGCCTGGCTGGCTTCGCTGTTCGGCGTGCGGTAGTCCCGGCTGGCCGGGGTGGGCCACTGCTCGCTCGCATCCTTGAGCCCGGGGCGCTCCGCTCGGTCGCTGTCGTTGCCGCAGCTCGCCATACTCGCGCGAGGCGTCGGCCACTTCTGCGCTTGGCCCGTCAGCGTCAGCCGCTCCTGGCCCTGGATACCTCGATCGCGCGTGTATTCGTTGCCCTGGCTGTTGGACACGCTCGGCGTCATCCAGAAGCTGGGACGGTCGGTGTTCTCCGCGAACTCCACCGCCGCAACCGTCAGGGGCATTCCCGCCCCATTGCCGTTCCCGTGCTTGGCTTTCAGCTTCGCCGCTCTCGCGTGCCACGTTTCCGGGGTTTCCCCGTCGTTCGCCACGGATGCGGCAGGTGTCGGCCATGCGCCACGCGAGGCAGAACCAACGTGCGCGCCCGTGGCTGGCGCCCACGTCGGACGCGGAAAGAGTGATCCATTCCGCGTTCCACCCGCGGTCGGCCAGTTCTCCCACGACGCGGGCGGCGGCGCGCTCTTCGAGCGTTCCTTCGGCTTCGTCCACAGCGGTGGCGGTGGCAGTAGCGATGGCGCTGACGTTCTCCAGAAAGAGGCCTGACGCGTCGCAAGAGTCGGCGATGTCGAGGATGTCGAAGAAGAGCCCGGAGCGCTTGCCATCCAGGCCGGCGCGGCGGCCGGCGATGCTGATGTCCTGGCACGGGAAGCCCGCAACGAGGAAATCCACGCATCCGCGCCACGCTGCGCCGTCGAAGGTGAGCAGGTCAGACCAGATAGGCGCCGAATCAAGGGCTCCCGCCTCCATAAGGCGGGCAAGCTGCGCGGCTGCAGGAGCTTCCCGCTCCACGTAGCAAACGGTGCGGTGCTCGATGCCGAGTAGCTCGAATCCGGCGCGGACGCCTTCTCCGAGCATGCCGACGCCGGCACAGAGTTCGATGGAATGTAGAGCCACATCACGCCACCTTTCCCGAGGCGGCGAGCAGTGCGCGCAGTTGGTCCGCACGGATGACCACCGGCAGGCTGTTCACCATCGACTCCAGATGGTCTTCGCCGTCGTCCTGCCCGTACCAGACATCACCGTCCTGGTGCTCTTGCATGGTCTGCATGCGCTGGCGGTAGAAGTACCGCTCGCGCTCCATCGCCTCGGCATGCGACTTCCACCCAGGGCCGTCATCGGGCATCAGTTGCATGCGACCATGGCCAGCGGAGGCGAGCGCGGCTCGCAGCAGCTCCAAATCGCGCGGGCCGCCGACCCATCGCGCGGTGTGGCCGCACGGGTGCGACTCTGCCCAGCCGCATGGGCTTACGCCTTCCGGAATTTCCTCGAACCGGCCATCGGGGTTGAAGACACCGAACCGCGCTTTCTCGAAAGCGCTCAGATCCACCGCCAGGATGTTCTGGGCCCAGTGCTGCGGATCTGCCGGCACCGCAACGATGGCCTGCACGCGGTCCACGAACGAGTGGAATGGCGCGAACACTTCCGGCGGCGCTGTCTCGATGGGAGGCGGCGTCATTCCCGTCAGCGTGCCGATGAAGTCGATTGCGACTTGCAGCAGGGCGTCGCGCTGTGCGGCCAGGGCCGGGGTGGTGGTTCCTGGCGTAGTCATGCCGCACCGCCTTTCAGCAGCTCGCGGGCGGCGGCGTGTTGCCGGTCCGGGATGAGCGCGACCACGGGTGGGCGTTTGCGCTTCGGCTCCCGCCTGTTCGCCGGCCGCTGGGCCTTCGCCTTGTCTTCGATGAATTTTTTCCGGCGGTCCGACAAGACCTGATTCCACGCATCGCCGTACGACTGCACGCGCGTGCGATATGCGTGCATGGCTTGGGCCATGCTGCTGCCGGATGCCATCCTCGCACCGCATACAGCGTCGGTGACGGTCCAATCGTCGTCGCAGAACCGACGGAACTTCTTCCCGGGAAGCACCGAGCGATGGAGCACGGCGCCGCATGCCAGCGTCCACCCTGGCACAGGCACTTCGCCGTGAATCCGGCAATCGCACCGGACCACCGTGCGACGGCGGGCCCGGTCCTGCGGTTGCCGGGCGTGCATCACTTGCAGACCCAGGCCGGTGGCCAGCGTGTGTTCCACAAGGGCCCCGCGCGAGCTCTGCCAGCCGGGCAGCATGTAGACGGCATCGCACGTGACCAAGCGGGCGATGTCCATGCGCATGCAGTCCAACCACTGCGCCGCAGGGTCTGCGTTGATTTCGGCGGGGTTCTCGACGTGGTGGCCTTCGGCGCGCAGGGTGGCGGCGGCCGCGTGGAAGGCGGGGAAGTTCAGCTGCGGGATGCCCGTCATCGGGCCGGCGACGTAGATACGCATGGCGTGTTCCTCCTGTTGGTCAGCGGTACACCCGGCGGCCCGAAATCAGGCTGGGGTGGTTGTCGTCCCGGCTGCGGTGGCGCAGCTCCGGGCACGTGTAGATGCCGTCCGTTTTCCATGACATTTGCGGCGGCTGCGCGACGCCGTAGGGGCCGCTGTAGCTCACGCGCTCCGCGGCGCGGATCTGTGCCCATTTCTCGGCGCCCACTGGATGGCCCAGGGCGGCGGGCTTGCTCTTGATGGCCATGCTCAGGCCTCCACGCGGTCGGCGCGCAGCACGGCTTTGCCGCTGACAAGGTGCGCCCGGTGCTGTGCCTGCTCGGCGTTGGCGGCCTTCACGCGGATCGTCGGCAGCAGGCCTTCGTCCGCGAGGTCTTCCACGTCATCGGGATGCACGGACCCGGGCACGAGGTGCACGCGGTAGCTGTGCAGGGCCTGGACGTGCGGGACGGGTTGCGGTGCCGGCGGCACCGGCATGGGCTTGGCGTGGTACTTCTCCACGTAGCGGCTGGTCGGGTTCTGGTTCACGGTTTCTCTCTCGGGTGGTGGGAGGGTGGTAGGTCAGGCGACCAGCTGCAGCTGGGCCTGTTGAGGGTTGGCGGCCGGTGCCGGGTCGGCCCGGCGGCGGCGGCGCGCGGGCTTCGCGGCTTCGGCCAGGCGTTGGCGTTCGGCTTCGAAGACGGCGCGGAGGTGGTTGGGCGTGGTGCCGCTCGCCGGCACGTAGTCGCCGGCTGCGCGGCGCTGGAAGCAATGCACGCGCGGGTCGGTGCGGGTGGCGTTCATGGGGTGGCGCTCCTTTCGGTGGTGGTGGTCGGGAAGAGGTCTGCGCGCGTGTAGCGCAAGGTGGTGAGGGCGGTGAGCAGGTCGGCGAGCAGGTCGGGCGGTGTGGCCATCACGTCGGCCTTCATGGCGGCGCGGGCTTCGGGCCCGTCGCCCATGTCGTCGCAGCGGCGGCGGGCGGCCTGGAGCACCATCGAGCGCAGCGACGTGAGCTTTTGGCCCTCCGCGCCCATGCCGCGGCGCGCCTGGCTGGCGGTGGTGCGTGTGAATGCCTGTTTTTTCATCAGTCCCACCTTCCGAAGGCGGGCGCGGCGCGCATGGCCCGGAACTGCTGGACGACTTCGGGGGTCGCCCAATCGCTCATTTCGTGGTCGCCGCGGCCGAAAGCGGCCCGGGGAAGCTCGTGCGTGATGCGGGCCGTACAGTTATTGAAACCAGTCCAAGCGCGCGGCAGAGCCGCGCGGGCGGGGGCCTCCACGCGCGCCGGCTGGGCTGCATCGGCCGCGTGCTCGGACGTGTCCTCGCCGAGAACCGGGGACCACACGATGCGGCGGGACATCAGCCACCGGCCGCACATGCGGCCCTGCTGGGCCTTGAGGCCGACGATGCGGCCCACGGTGACGGGCTCGGCGTATTTGTTGACCTGGCCATCCTCTGCGGTGCGGTGCGCGGTGCGCAGGTGCCAGCGGTCGCGGCGCAGTGCGTGGCCACCCATCGATTCCATGAAGATGCGCCAGTCCGCCCGAATGTTTCCGCGGCGGTGGCATGCGTGGAAGGCGCGGACGGTGGCCCGGTCGCCTTCGCGCGCGAACAGTTCCAGTTGGTCGGGGGTGACGCGGCGCAGCTCGCGCCACACCGTTATGCTGGGCATGCCGATGGTCTGGAACTGGCGGATGCCCCAGGTGGCCGCCCATGCGTCCACGCGGCGGAAGCCCACGCCGGTTTCCTTCACGTCGGGCTTTCCGGGCTTGCTGTCCGCGCCGAAGTCCAGGCTGATCTGCTGACCGTCCACCACGTCGCGGTGCTCGGCGAGGGCGAGGTGGCCGACGCTCTTGGCGATGTACTTGGCGACGTAGCCGGCCGCGCCGCCGGCCGTCATGCGCTTGATGTTGACGCGGTTGGCCACCGCGCCGCGTTCGCCGCCGTCGTCGCTCAGCCAGTAGTGGCGAATGCGTTCCTCGATCGCCTGCGCGCCGGCCTCGTCTTCGGCCCAAATGAGGGCATGCCAGTGGGGCGTGGCGTCGTGGTGCGGCTCTGCGACGCGCAGGCCGTACATGCGCACGCCGCGGCGGGCCAGGGCAGCGCGGGTCTTGCCCCACATGTCGCGCAGCCACAGCTGGCCGTCGCGCGGCGTGCTGCCGTCGTGGTTGCGGTTGGGGAACGGCCGACCGCCGCTGCCCAGCTTCATGGCGTGGTACCGGCTGGGCAATGTGAGCGTGACGAACAGGCCGACATGGCCGCGCGAGTCCGCATATTCCTCGGCGCCGCGGATGCGCGTCATCAGCTCGCCGCCGCGGATGATCGGGTTTGCGGTTCCCAGCTCTGCGAGGTCGCGCAGCGTGTAGACCTGGCCGGCCTCATTGCGATAGAGCGTGCGGCCGAGGGCTTCGGCGTTGCGCTTGATCTGCGCTTCCCGGCGCAGCAGGCCGTCGCCGCTGATGTAGCCGCCTGCGGCCTTGTGCACGAGGCCCAGGCCCACGGCGCCAGCTTCCACGACGCGCGCGACGTGCACGCGCAGCCGGCGGCGCCACCACGCGGCATCCTGCGCGCGCAGGATGGCGGGCAGTCCCTGAATGGGCTTGTCTTCGGTGATGCCGGCGCAGCGCACCAGCATGCGGATGGAGTCAACGCGGGCCGCGAGATCGTCGCCGCGGCCGATGGCCAGGGCGTCGAGTTCTTCGGCTTCGGCGGCCAGCTTCTTGGCCATGGCGCATATGTCGGCGTCCGGCAGATTCCAGAGCGAGGCGGCGCCGTAGGCGTCTTCGAAATCGGCGATGGACTGCATCAAGTCCCACGCCACCGCCCAATCCGGCGGGCTGGCCAGATACTCTTCCGGCGACTGCGGCGCGGTGGGTGTCGACTGCGGCGCGAAGCGGGAGCGGACCGCCGCCTGCCAGCTGGCGGGCGCGCACTTGATGACCCGTTCCATGTGGCACCCCGCGGCGTACAGGGTGGGCTTGTTTTTCTCCCAATCCGCCAGGCTGGCATTGGGTAGCTTGCGCAGGATGCGGGCCATGGCCTAGACCTTCGCCGCCAGGGCGACGAGGGCGCCCAAATGCTTCTTCGCGGAGCGCACGACGCCGCGCAGCTCGTCGCGCTCGGGCGGCGGCATTTCGAGCCAATCGCGTTCGGCGAGGTCGCCAAGGTTGTCGTGGTCCTGTCCGATGCCGGCAATCAGCAGCAGCGCCATGCGCCAGTTCATCGGCAGGCGACGCCATTCGCGGGAAGCCGAATCGTTGAACCGGCCTCGGGTGGCGAGCGAAACGAACTCGTCGCGCAGCGACATGAGGCGGTCCAATTCGTCATCCTTCACGGTGCTGCTCGGCTCGGGCTGGGGCTGGTCGCTCATGCACCACCCAGGCGACGAAGGCCGAAGCCGCGCACGTCGAGCTGCTGGCACAGGTCAAATGCCCGCTCCCATGCGGCGGCCATGTCCTGCGCCTGCACTGGCTGCATGCGCAGGCCCGCAGGCGTGCGGTAGGTCATTGCGTACACGCTCATGCGGGCAGCCTCCAGCCGCTCGATTCGATGAACTCCAGCAGCCTGGGCCACACGCCCGCGAGTTCGGCCATTTCGCTGGCGGTGGCGTGCCCGGCCCATTCGCGCGCCACGGCGGCGGCGATGCAGTCCAGGCGCTCGGAGATTTCAGGGTCTTCGGCTGCGAGGCACAGCGCGCGCAGGGCGAAGGCTTCGCCGTTGGTGAGCCGCAGCGGCTGGCCGTTGGCGGCCGGCAGTGCGTGGCGGATGGGGCGACATGCGGCGGTGCTCACGCGACACCCCACATCGAGGTGACAAGGGCCCCAAGAGCAATGAGGCCCAGCGCTGCGGCCAGCCACATCAACGGCTCGGCGTTGGCCGCCATGCCAGCGTTGCCCAGCACGAAGGAAACGAGGAAGACGCGGTAGGCGATCAGGCGCACGGCGTCGCCTCCACCAGATAGCCGCCGAACCGCACGGTCGGCACCTTGTCCAGGGCCGCCCGGCGGCACTTGCCCTTCAGGTCCCATTTGTGCGCCATATGCTCGAAGCGCATCCCGAAGTCCGAACGGCTGTAGATGTGGTTCAGCCACGCATGCACCTCCATCTGTGCCCGCGCGTCGAACTCCAGCAAGGCCAGGGCACGCCGCAGGTTCGACGCGTCCAACAGGCGCAGGTCGGTGAGGTCGAATTCGAATCGGTCGCCGTTGTAGAGGCCGAGCAGCAGGCGTGCTGCCACGCGTGCCCCGCTGTGGCTTTCCGTCGTGGCCAGGATGAAGAAATGCACCAGCGCCTCGATGGGGTCGCCGAGGGTGCGGGCTGTCTTTTCGGTCGCGGTGGGTGCAGTCATGGCCGTCCTTCCGGTTTTTGGGCGTGAGAAAGTCCGCAGCGCCTGAAAACAGGCTCTGTCGGGGAGGGGAACAGGGTTGGGTGGCCGCTGCTATTCAGCGGCTCAGGGGCGGCGCGCTACGACGTGCCGCGGGGCCCGGCGAAGAGGTCGCCTGTGGTGGGCGCGGTGTATTGCGGCTGATGGGCCGATTCGGCGGCGTGATCGAGGACGATGCGCACCATTTCGCGGTTCACATGCGAGGACAGCGGGATGTTGACGGCTGGATCTGGCGTGGCGCTCGGGCTCAGGGTGCGCAGCACTTCGGTGGCGGCGACGAAGGTGTGGCCGCACTCGACATTCGTGCACGCGTAGATCAGTTCGCGCATCGTCTTGCTGACCACCCGGCTGGTGCGGATTTCTGCCTGCGCATCGCAGTGGGGGCACGCCATGCGGGTGCCTTCGTTTTTCAGCTTTCGGCCCTGATGGCTGGTGCGCTGGCGCGCGGCACGCGCATCGTGCGCGGCGTTGGCTTCTGTGTTCATCACGACCCGTACCCCCGGTGTGTTCTCTTGGCGCTTTTGAGCGGCTCTGGAGCTGCTATTTGCGGCGCGCTACTGCTGCACCGTTGCCGATTCGCCGGCCGGCTGGTGCTCTGCTCGGTAGACGGCGAGGCCCATCAGATAGACGCGTCGCAGGAAATTGGCGGTGGGCCGTTCGTCGGCTGCGGCCATCGCCCGGGCCTCATCCATCTCTGCCTGAGACAGGCGCATACCCGCGAGGATCATGGTTTTGCGCTGCTCTTGCGCGGCCGGCGGCTCCAGGTTGCCCGCGCGGCGGTTGGCGGCCACGAGGGCCTGAAAACTCTGTCCTGTGGCCATCATTGGCTCCCTTCGCGCCCTGGCGCCTGCGTGTTGTCGATGGCCAGTTTTGGGCCTGGCCGGATGCCCGTCATCCGATAAACGGTGTCGTCGATGGCGGCGCTAATGAGCCGCTCCAGCACTGCCGTGGTGCTCGGCAAGCCGTGGGCCTGCCGCAGCACTTCCAGCCGCTCTTGCAGCTCGGCGGACACTTCCACCGTTCGTTCTTTCGTCCGCATTGCGCATGGCTTTCGCGGTCAGCGGTTTGCGGAAATGGACGCGTTGCTGCGCTGGGCCGTGTTCGGCGCCGTGCACAAGGCCTGCAGCTCTTCTTCGGCCTTACGAATGGCCATGCTCTCGATGAGCGTGGCTTTCTGCATGCCCAGGCGATCGGCCAGCACGGAAATCAGCGCGTCGTCAGCCGCCTTAAAGCGCACGGTGTGGCGGATGTTTCGACGGTGCTCCGGGTTGTCGTAGGCCATGGGCGTGCTCCTGCCATAAGTGGCGCGTGTACCATCTTGTTAGACGGCGTAATGTTTGGATGACTTGCGCCGCATTGTTGTATGCATACGCATACCTGTCAAGCGACTTGTTATGCAATCGAATAATTTTTCGGCACGACTGAGAGAAGAGCGCGAACGCATCGGCCTGTCTCAGGCGGCTTTGGCAGAGGCCGGGGGGGTGAAGAAGTTGGCGCAGCACACATACGAAAAGGGGGATCGCTCGCCGTCGTCCGACTACCTGTTGCGGGTCGCGGACGCCGGGGTAGACGTGTCCTACCTGTTCACGGGTTCACGCTCGCTGACAGGGCCCACGCCACCGCCTGCGAGCGACGAAGACGCCATTTCACTGCCGCTGCTCAGCGCCACCGGCAGCATGGGCCCTGGCACCGACTTCACGCCTGAAGACGTCATCCTCGGCCGCGTGCCCGTCTCGCGCCACTGGCTGTCAGTGAATCTTCCGCGCAGCCGTCCCGAGGCGCTGCAGCTGGTGCATGCCTACGGCGATTCCATGGGCGATACGCTGCGGTCCGGCGATTTCGCTATCGTTGACACGGACTACACGGTGGCGGACGTGAGCGGTGTGTACGTGCTGCAGGCCAACGGGCAGCTATACATCAAGCGCGTTTCTCGGCTGCTGGATGGGCGGCACGAAATCACCAGCGACAACCCGAACGTTCGCACCGTGGAAGTGCTCGATGGATCGCAGCCCGTGCGGATCTGCGGTCGGGTGGTGTTCGGGTGGAATGGGCGTCGGTTCTGACAACTACAAGTTTTTCAACAGCGCGCAGCGCAGATAGTGGAGGGAAGTACCGTGAAAAAGCTCTTGAAATGGATTGGCCTGCTGTTCGTCGGCCTAGTGGTGCTGGGCGGGATCATCGAAGCGACGAAATCACCTGAGCAGAAGGCGGCCGATCAGGCGGCGCGAGAGCAGCAGAAGGCATCGAAAGCCCAGGCCCAAGCCGAGCAGGCGCGCCAAGAGGTGGCCAGCCTGCCGACCGTGACCGCCAGTGAAATCGTGGCGGCCTATGAGGGCAACACCGTGGCGGCGGACCAGCGCTTCAAGGGCAAGAAGTTCAAGGTGTCGGGCACGGTAAGCGACATCAATACCGACATGTTCGGCAATCCGTATTTGGTGCTGCGTTCCAGCGGCAACCCATTCACTCAGCCGCATTTTTCATTCGATGAGGCGGCCGGCGCCGAGCTGGCAAAGGTGACCAAGGGCGCGAAGGTATCGATGGTTTGTACCGGCAAGGGCGATGTGGCGAAAACGCCCATGGCCGGCGCTTGCGCTCTGCTTTGACGACCTGGATTTTTCAACCACGACGAGAGGGCTTCATAGTCATGAGCAAAGATCACAAGAAAACACCACCGCCGCCGCCACCACCACCGCCACCACCGCCACCACCCACCCGGCATAGGGAGATAAAGGACTCCGGTGAATATGTGACACGGAACATCGGCGCGCCCCCCCCGCCGCCCGCTCCCAGTCGTAACAAGTGAATGTGGAGGCTGTTCGCAGATTTAGCGCTGGCTGCGATTTGCTGACGGCCGCCCATACTCAGTTCTATGAACACCACTTCTGTAGAACCGAAGGGCTGCGATCCGAGCGAAGCCGTTTGGGATCGCATCTGGGCGTGCCGCTGGGAGCTGTTGAACTGGGCGCGCATCACCTACCGCTACCACCGCAAACGTCAGAAGTTCTTCGACATGGCCGATAAGCTCACGCAGGTTGCGGCCGTGACGGGCGGCGTTGCCGTACTTGGAAAGACGCTGGGCGAGTATCTGCCCTGGATCGGTGGCGGAATCTCGCTAGTCGGCTTGTTTGCGCTGGTTTTTGGCTACAGCGACAAGCGCCAGTGCCATAAGGAAATCGCGGAGCGCGCCAACCGACTCACAGGCGACATATGCAGCCTGTCCATCAATGCCCTCGATGAAAAGCAGATCAGCGTGTGGGAACGCGTCCGCGCCGAGATTGATCTGAGCGAGCCGCCGAACCTTAAGACGCTGGTGCAGAAGTGCGAGTGGGAACAGGCTGTAGCGGACGGCCACCCGAACCACACGAAGGAGCCGCGCTGGTGGCAGCAGGCTCACATGCACTTCTTCTAATGCACGGGTTGCCTAATTTTTCGTTGGCCACTAACCGACATGAGAAGGCCAGGAGGTACTTAGCACGGGGCCAAATTTTGATTTTGGTCCTTAATGGCGGTATTAAGCGAACGCCGGCTCTCGTACTTCAATAACCAACTCGCTGCCTAGAGCCGAAAAAGCTGCACCGATAGTGTCGATTTTGGTTGCGTGCCGCAAGTCCATGAGGCGCGTTACTTCCTGCGGTTTGACGTGCATCCTTCGAGCCAAGTCGGCCGGTCTGACTCTGCGCTCGTGCATTAACGCAAGTAGTTCAACTTTGGCGCACAGAGATGGAGGCAAGGCAATTAAATGCTCGCCATCCTTTGCTGCGCTTGGAGATGGAACAGTCCTTTGATCTTCAAAATAGAATTCAAGCGCGGTAACCAGTGCATCGAGCGCTGCCACCCGCGCATCTGCAATTGAATCTGCTTGACTGATTGCCTCAGGTATATCTCGGAAGGTGATGGTGTATCCGCCATCGTCCTGCATTTCAAACTGGGCTGGATATTTCATAGTGAAGTTTCTTTAAATAGTCGAAATTCTTCGACTGGAGGTCGTTGAACTCAGTGTGTCACTGGGATGCAGGTAGCCCCTTCGGGCCACCTGCTTATTCCATTCCCAGTTGCGTCAGGATGGCTTTCCGGGTGCCTTCCTTCAGCTCTTGCGATGGGTGCCTTGGCAATGTTGATCGTTTGCCATCTTTGTATAGCTTCCAGTGCTTGGTGCCGTTTGTGACCTTTACGCCCTGCGCTTCTAACCATCGTTTGAACTCACTGATCTTCATCTACCCCCCAAGTTGTTGCGATAGGCGAATTATACACATTTTTGCCTATGATGCAATCATTTTTGTTTATGAACTCGCTGTTCCATGAAGACCCCTGTTCCGGCCAGGGTAGGACTCCTGCCAAGCGCCGAGATCGATCTAAGCGATCTCTCCGAGATCAAGACTTTGGTGGCCAAGTGCGAATGCGAGCAGGCCATCGCCGATGGGTACCCGACGCAAACGATGGAGCCGCGCTGGTGGCAGCAGGCTCACATGCATTTTTTCTAGCCATGGAGCCGGCGCTTTCGCAGCACGTGCGCGCGCCTCTTGGGCACCCCGCCGCGGCGCTCCATCTCCAGCCGCGTGGCCAGGCCTTCACCCTCGATGAAGTGCTCGACGGTCTTGCATAGCCAATCGGTGCCGTCGATTTCTTCTTTCCAGCCCTCCACGTAGACGGGCGTCTGCGGGGCCAGCGCGGGCTGGCCTATCGCCAGCTGCAGCTCGAAGGTGGCCCCGCCGCGCTGGATGCGGCCTTGCTCTGCGCGCGCAGCGGCCAGAGCGTCGGCCTCGGTGGCGTAGCTGTCGCGGAGCGTCTTCATGTTGCCCTCCTCGCCCGCGATCGCGGCGCGCTTGCTGGCGCTGCCCGCGTCATGCCAGTAGGCGCGCACGCCCGTGTAGCTGTCGCGCGCCGCGCTGTGGTATCGGTGGCGGTCGCCCTTGCTGCGGGTGATGGTGACGGCCTCGATTTCCTTTCCTGCGGCGTTGTTGGAGCTGCCCAGGGGGAGGAACACCAGCCGTCCCTTCTTCACCGTAGCCACGGCGTCGTGTTGGCGGCCGAGGCGCGTAAGGAAATGCACGTCCGATTCGTTGGTCTGGTCGATGTGCTGCACGACGATGGCGGCCAGCGCCTCGTCCACCTTGGCGGTGAGATTGTTCCTCGCGGCGATGTCTCGCACGATGGTGCCGAGCGTCGCGCCGTGCCACGACTGGCTGGCCCGCTGGCGCAATGTGCTGCGCAGCTCGGCGGAGCGGCAACGAAGAGAAACGGAGTCCGGCGCGCCGCTGTGCTCGATCTCATCCACGGTGAAGGTGCCCTTGTCCACCATGCCGGTGTGCGCGTAGCCGAGCTGGATGGCGATGACGGCGCCCACGGGTGGCAATGCCAGATCGCCGCGGGAGTCGTCCAGCTCGATGTCCAGCTGGTCGGCTTTCTCGCCGCGGCTCTCGCGCAGGCGCAGGCGCTTGAGGCGGGGCCGCACGGCCTGGGACACGTCCTTTCCGTTGACGATGAGGGTGTACCGCACCTGGCGGTAGACGGCGGTGCTTTCGTTCATGGTGCGTCTCGCTCCTGTCCACCGGCTTCGGGGCCTTCGCTGTCGGCCCACCAATCCCACTCGTCGCCTTCCCACCAATCGCCCCAGTCCTCGCCGCCATCGGTGCCGCCCGCCGGGTCGGCCAGTTCGTCTTCCACGCGTGCGAGTTGGATGCTGAATTCGACGCGGCGCGCGACGCCCTCGCGCACGAAGATGCTGCCGGTTTCCTCCAGGCTTTCGATGACCCAGCAGCCGAAGGGCTGGCCCGCGCCGTTGACCAGCGCGTAGGCCGCGCCGCGGTCGGCCATTTCGCGCAGGCGGTCGAGGGCGCGGCGGTCGCCCATAAATTCCGGCGCCTGCAGGCCGGTGAGCGTGATGGTGTCATCGCCTGGCCCGATGTACTGGCGCGCCGGCATGGCGCCCACACGGCTGTTGCTGGGGTGCCGCCAGGAGGTGCTGCGGCGCAGCTCCTGGAAGGCGATGGTGTCGAGGGCGAAGACGAATTGCCCGAGTGCTGCGAGCATGTGCCGCGTCCTTTCGTAGTGGGGTCAGTCGATGTCGTCCATGCGGCTGTAGCGCCGGCTGGCGGCGTCGCGCTCGCGCCGGTCCAGCTCTGCCGACACGGCGCGGGCGATGGCCTGCGGGTCCATGCCCGGGGCCGCGTTGATCGTGACTTCGATGGTGCTGCGAGCCGCCACGCCGCCCCCTGCCGGCGCTGCCATGCCGGCAGGACGTGCTGCGGCGTACGGCGCTATGGCCGGCCCAGCCGCTGCCGCTGGCATGGACATGGGCACCACTGCGGCGGCAGCGATGCCGAGCGCCGCGGCGCGCACCTTGGCGGAGCCTTGCTCGATGCCGAGTGCTGCGCCCTCGCCGACGTAGGTTCCCAGCTCCAGGAAAACGCGGCTCGGGCTGTGGATGCCCAGCCGCTCTTTGAACCAGTCGATGCAGTCTCCGGCTACGGTGCTGATGGCATCGCGCACAGCCGCCAACCTGCTGGTGATGCCGCTGGCAAGCCCATCCATCAGATCGGCGCCAGCAGTGACGAAGCGATCTTTCAGGGTCAAGAGGTCGGCCCACAGCGCTGCGGCTCCCGCTGAGGTTTCCGCCCACCATGCGGACACGCCTGCGGACAGGCGGTCCCAGATCGCGAGCAGCCACCCCTTCACCATGTCCCAGTTCTGCCAGATGAGGAACGCCGCCGTGGCGATGGCCAGGACTCCCGCCACGATCGGATTGGCGACGAAGAACCCGGCGAGCAGGCGCAACCCGGTTAGCACCATTCCCGCGCCAGCGCGGAGGATGGAGAACGCGCCACCGATGAGGCCGGGCAGTTTCGAGAACACCACGCCCAGCCACCCCCACACACGGCCAAGGATGGCCCCGGCGGCGCCCGTGAAGGTGAACTGCACGCCCAGCCGCGCGAGCAGCAGGCGCAGCGCCGCGCCCTTGAGCATGATGATGCCGACGGGAATGGCAATGGCGCCGACAGCGGTTGCCAGCAGCGCCGCCCCGCCGACCGTGTACACCATGGCCTTCGTCAGCCCGGGATGTCGGCTCGCGAATTCGCCTATGGCGCGCGTCAGCTTCGTGACCGTTTCCAGCAGCTCCACATACATGGGCAGCGCAGCGCTCGACATTTCCGCGTACAGGTCATCGCGCCGCTTCTTGAGGTTGATTTCCTTCCCTTCCGGCGTGTCCTGCGCGAGCCCATGCAGCTGGTCGATGTTGGCCGCCTTGGAGTTGAGTTCGTAGCCCTTCTGCACCATGGCGCGCTGCTGGTACATGGTGGCCATCAACGCGCCGCCGTTGGTGTTGGAAAAGATGCTGCCGATCGCGTCCAGCGTTTCCTGGCCCTCGGCCACGCCCTTGGCGCGCAGAGCGGGGATGAGCACCTTTTCCATCCATTCGAACTGGCTGCGCCGGAAGATGTCCGCGCCCTTGAGCGCCCCGGGGTTGAGCTGGGACGTCTGGCCCACCTTGTCGTGCTTGACCTTCGAGAAATCGCCTATGAGGCCGTATTTCTCCAGGTTCTGCGCGGCACGCTTCGTAGTGCGGCCCTGGTAGAGGTTCTGGTACGCCGCGGTGAGGCCTGTGCCCACGGCGTCGCCGCCCATTTCCTGCACAAGGGGTTCGAGGCGGTAGAAGAATTCCTTTTCGTCGAAGCCCTTGGCGGCGAGCTTGCCGCGCTGGATGACGTGCATCCAGTCCGCCGCGCCGACGCGGCCACCCGTCGCCGTGATGACCTGCTGCACCATGTTCGCGTTGCGCTCGAAGTCCTCTTTGTTGTTCGCCCCGCCGCGCATTTCGATGACCTTCATCATGTCCATGAACTTGCGGGCGTTGTCGGCGCCGTGCTCGCCGCCGAAGGCTGCTTGGTTGGCGAACTTCATCTTTGCCAAGATGGGCATGGCCTCTTCGGCGTGGTGGCGGTCGTTGAACACCGTTACCGCGTCGCGCATCAGCTCCAGATTGTCAAGGCGGCTGGTGCCGTAAGACTGGAAAGCTTTCGCGAACGCGATGGCCTTGCCCGACTCTTCATCGCCCAGGCCCAGGGCCTTGATGCGCATTTCCTCGGTGGCTGCGTGGCGCGCCTGTCCCATCACGCCCATGCCGGCCTGGCTCGCGCGCGCGCCGCCGTAGAACATCCCGGCGCCGGTGGCGCTGACGGCAGCGCCGCGGGCTGCTAGCTGGCCGGCCCGGCGCTGCGCTGCGTTGAGGCTGGCCAAGCGCTGCTTCTGCCGGTCGAGGGCCGCATTGGTCTGCTCGATGCCAGCGCGCAGCCGGTCCTGCGCCGCGCCGATGCTGCCGCCGACGCCCATGGCGTTGAGCGCCATTCTTGCTTTGCCGGCTGCTGTGCGCTGTTGCTCCAGGGCTTCGCTCAGCCGCCGCACGGCGGCTTCCTGGCGCTTGACGTTGGCGGCGGTGGCTGTGCCGCTCTGGCGCATGCCGTCCAGCACCGCGGTGTGGATCTTGAGCTGGTTTGTAAGGCGCGCGTATTCAGCCGCGTGCTTCTGCACGTTGCCCACCGCGGCCTGCTGGTCGCCCAGCGCCTTGAGCTTGTCGCGGAGGTCTTTCACGCTGCGCGCGGTGGAGTTGGCGCCGCCCAGCACGCGCTTGAGCGGTGCTGTCACCCGGTCCATGGCCACCATCAGGACTTCGAGGCGTAGTTTCTGGTTCATGGGTCGGGGGGCCTATCGGGCGGGCTGCGCGTGCATGGCGTTGTGCCGGTCTACGGCGAGCTGCCGCCAGTGCATCAGCTCGGACAGTGGCATGGTGTCCATGGCTGCCGGCGGCCAGTGCAGGAGGATGGCCACATCGGCCATGGCCGCTTCTACGCGTTCAGGGATTCCAAGAGCGCCTTCGGCGCCAAAAAAGCGGCCACCTCCACGGCGCAGGCCATCAGGTCGGCGGGGTCGAGCGCTTCCACTTCCGCCTTGATGATGGTTGGGCATGCGATGCGCGGCAGCACCATGGCCACCGCATCCACCTTCATATGTGCCAGTTCCAGCAAGAGCACACCACGCAGATCACCCGTTCTTGGACGCATGAGGTGCAGCGTGTTGATGGTCTGACCGTTGCGCACGATGGGCGTCTGCAGTGGTACGGGCACCGTAGGTCGGCCCGTGGCCGCTTGGTCGGTCTGCGCTGCAGTGGCGGTGGTCTTTTCGGTGGTCATGACGTTGCAGTGTGGTGCTGGTGAGAAAGCGCAGCGGGCGGGAATCGTGGTGAGTTGCGCTTACCGCCCACCCGCTGCTGGAAAACTGGCGTCCGGGTCAGATGCCGAGCGCGGCGCGCATGGCGGCGAGGTTGTCAACGCCGTTGACGATTTCGACCATGTTCACGAGGTCGATCTCGATTTCCACGCGGCCGTCCACCACCTCCTTGTAGTAGGACAGGTGGAACTTGTACGTGCGTTCGGTGTTTTCGCCGGCCTTGGCGTTGCCCGGGTCGATTTCCTGCAAACGGCCACGCATGACCACTTCCACAGGGATCACGGCGCCGTCGTCGTCGGCCTGGATGCCGCCGACGAAGCGCAGCAGGGTCGCATCGTGCATGCGCGCTCCCCACTTGTCGGCCATGCCCTTGATCCAACCGGCGGCCTTCAATTCGGCTTCCATCTTCTCTTGGCCGAAGTCGAGGCCCACGGGTCCATTCATCCCGCCGGAGCGGTATTCCTCCAGCTTGCGCGAGAGGGTGGGCAGCTTCACTTCCGGCACCTCTCCCCGGTAGTTGTTGCCGTCGCCGAACACGGCGAAATTCTTCAAGACGCGGGGCAGTCCCATGGCGTTTTCCTTGGTGTGTGGTCAGGTGGTGCCGGGTTCAATTGCCGGCGGCGACGCGGACGGCCCAGTCGGCGTAGTAGCGATCCGTGATGCGCTGCACGAAGCCCAGGTCTTCCAGCGGGGGCAGCGCCGTGTAGTCGTAATCGATGATGAGCTTTCCGGACTTGAGGGTTTCCGTTGTGTTCACCTCGTAGTCGATCCAGGCGCCGCCGTCGAGGATGTAGCCGCCGGCCTTGAGCGAGCGGAAGCGCGCGTTTTGGCCTTCGAGGATGTCTTTCACCAGCGCGGGCGTTAGCGGCTTGTCAACGAATTCGAAGTGACCCTCGGCCATGGTGTCGGCGAGCACGTGCGCGGTGCGCGTCGCCGTTTCGAAGGAAAACTGCTCGATGGCGCTGCAGGTGCGGTTTCCCCAAAAGCGGAATCCGTTCTTGCGGATCAGCGTGGTGACGTTGCCTTCGTTGAGCAGGGTTGCATCGCTGGCCGGGTTCTGCAGGTCGAAGAAGACATCCTTGCTGATGCCCGTGGGGCCGTTGACCGGGACATTGGACAGGCTCTTGTGCCAGCCCTGGGTCTGGTCGATGGCAGCGCGCAGGCCGAGGGCGTGAGCGACGGCCGGAACCTCCACCACCTTCTTTTCCGCGGTGCTCCACTGGGTGAAGTTGGGCCACAGCACCATCGTTTCTCGCTTGCCGAAGCCCTCGGCGTATGCCAGGGCCTCGCTCACGTCTTCCGCGCCGTGGGCGTACACGTAGGCCATGGCGCGCAGCTTCTCCGCCACCGCCGTGAGGGCTTCGGCTACTGGCTTGTTGTCGAGGCCCGGCGCGCCCAGGATGCGCGGCTTGACGCCCAACTGCTGTCCCGCCGCCAGCAGCGCCTGAATGCCGGTGCGCGTTCCGCCCACGTAGTCGCCCACTACCTTGCTGGTTTGGTCCGCTTCCTTTTCGGCTTCGGTCGCTCCTACACCATCGGCAACACGCACGATGACCAGCACGGGCCGGGCCTGATCGGCGATGGCGGCCAGCGCGGTGGAGAGCGTGCCTTTGGTTCCGGCCTTGGCCTGCGCCTTGCCGATGCTCGTGAACAGCACGGGCTTATTCAGCGGGAAGGCTGCGGGGTCCGCGTCGTTGGCGGTGGCCACCAGCCCGATGATGGCGGTGGAAACGAGGCGCAGGGTGTTGGTGCCCTCGGTCACTTCGGTGACGCGCACGCCGTGGTGGAAATCTGCGATGGCCATGGAGTGGAGACCTAGAAACGTGATGGCTCCAATGTGCCGCCGGGCTCGCGCGATTGCCAGCCGGCGCCGCTGTGGCTGCGGCAGCTAGAAAACGAAAGGCCCACACGGCGTGGGCCGGCGGGCCTTCAATGCTGGAGGGCGGTGCTTGTTGTCAGGTGCAGGCCGCGCGCTCGATGGCGCTGGCAAGGCGGGCCGCCAGCCGGTCGCTCGCGGCCTGGGTGCGGTGCACGTTGTCGAATACATCCTGCGGGCCCTGGTAGTCCTGGCCCCACCCTGCGTGCTGCAGGTTCAGCTCTCCCGCGATGGCCAGCGTCACCGCGTCCAGCTCGCGGCGACGCTGCACACGCTCTGCCGTGAAGAAGTCCGCCGCAGGTAGATCCACCAAGCCCGTGAGCACTGGCGTGCGGCCCTCCGCCTGCACGATGCGGATGGCTTCGCGCAGATCCGTCCCGAACTGCTCTGGCGTGCGCATTTCGAGCGCATCGTTCAGGCCCGCGGCCAGCACCACCACACAGGCAGAGCGGCGCACGTCGGCGAATGGCGGCTGAGGCCCGAGCGGGTAGGCATCGGCCGGCGCGCCTGGCCACGGCTCGGCGTAGCCGGCAATCATGTCCGCAAGCACCAAGCCGTTCGCGCTGTGGTCTTCCACGGTCCAGCCCGGGCGAAGCGTGCGCAGCGCTGCAGACAAGGGCGTGGCGATGCCCGGGCCGCGCATGATGCTGTCGCCGAACAGGTCCACGCTCACCGGCTTTGCGCCAGCCTCATCGCCATCGCCACCGCCACCGCCACCTCCGCATGCTGCGAGCGCAAGCAGCACGGACGCGAAGAGCACGGGCAGGAGGAAGAGATGCTGCAGCCAGTTCATGGCATTTCCTCCGCGCGCACCGGCTGGCTGATGATGGCCACTGGGTCGATGTCGTGCCCAGCGTCCTGCAGGATGGCCAGGCCCGCTGGCAGTTCGGGATTGCCCAGGTCGATGAACGCGCGCACGCTGGCATCGCGCACAACGGCCCGCACCCGTGGTGACTCGTCGGCCAAGATCGCCCACTTCGCCGCGCCGAATCGGTCGTAGAACGCACCCACGCTGATGCGCCTCGATTGCGCCTCTTGAACACCTGGCAGTTCTGGAAATGCGCGCACGGTGGCGCCGCCGATCTGGTATTCGATCATTCCGTCTTCCATATCATGCCTCCGTGCGGAAAGAGTGGCCCACGTAGTCGTTGGTCCCGACCCAAGGCGAGTACGTGGGCGTGAGCCATACCGCAAGGGAGCGGCGAAAGACCACGGGCGTTCCTGGCGCTACCACAACGTCATCCCCCACCTTGTAGACACTGCCCAGGTGGGCTGCGTAGTAGTTCACTGCGCCCACGGCTTCCCACTCATAGACCTTTCGTCCGTCCACCCAAATTTCCATCCGCGATCCGCCCGTTCCGCTGACGCTGCGAAAATTTCCGATGTGCAACAGTTGGCCCCTGCCAGTGACCGACAGCACTTGCATGCGCGTTGCCTGCGCGATGTTCGTTTGCGCGGTCTTTGTGATCCCCCGCACTTGATCTGGGTAATTGGTTGGCACCAGATAGCCGGTTGGCAATGACGTGGTGCGCTGGTAGCTGTGGGCGAAGTAGTTCGTGGTGTCGTCTGCGGGGTCCGTTGCGCTGGTGCCAGTGGCTGCGGCGCGCCGGTAGATCTCTTTGTCGGCCGGGCTTGCGACGAGTGCGCCCTGCGCCACGGATGCGGCAGCAGTCCAGACCCGGCTTATGGCATCCACCTTCCCCGAAAGTTGGGTAACCGCTGCGGAGACGTTGCCCACCGAAGTGTTCACCTGACCGACCGCTGTGTTCGTCACAGCAACAGCGTCTTCGATTCTTTTCGACCAAAGCAGCCAGTTCACATCATCGATGCTGGGGTCGGTTGCACCTGCGCCAGCGTTGATTCGCACATATCTCTGCCAGTTCGCCGGGCTGCGCGCCTCCACACCCGCCGGGTAAGCGCGGCCACTCACCCACATCGGTGGGCCGCCGCGCAGCAGTTCTGCAAGGATTACTGGGTCAAGGCTCATGGATTTGTCTCCGTAGACGTGACGCTGGCCACCCGGCCCGTGGCCGCGTCGTAGTTGTATGTATCGGTGCGCATGGCGCCGCCAGCGACCGGGTAAGTTGACGTGGCCACGCGGCCCTGGGCGTCGTAGGTCAGCACGGTGGCACGCTGCGCGCCTGCCACGGTCTGCGTAATGCTGCTGACGCGGCCCTGACTGTCGTAGCCGTATGCGACGGCGCTGGGCCGTCCTGCGGCGTATTCCAGCAGCGCGGCCCGAGCTTCAATCGCCCCAGCTCGTGCTTCAAGCTTTCCGGCGCGCTTGGACAGGTCATGGTCCCGGGAGTCCATGTCCAGGGCCATCAGCTGCATGGCCGTGTCGATCATCTGCAGGGCGGTGCGCAAGCGCTGCAGGTCGTCTTCTTGCCAGTTCGACAGGTGCGGCATGGGCAGCTGTAGGCTGTCGGTGCGCTCGTCGATGGGCTGGCCCATGATGGTCTGCATGGTCAGCCTTTCAGAGTGTGGCGCCGCGCAGGTTGCGGACGTAGGGGCGGGCCGTAGTGCTGCCGGTGAGAGTCAGCCGCACACGCACTGCCGCGGCCTGCAAGCCCGACAGCTCGCAGGTGATTTCGCGCACGCCCTGCGTGGAGGTCGAGGCCGAGAGGTATGGCACCAACACCCACGGCGCGCCGTCGTATGCGGCCTGGGCGTGCACCTGCACCGCCGCGCCGCCGGGGATGTCGCCTTCATAAACCACGCGCAGGCGGCTCGCTCCGGTGGCGGCCACGGTGCGTGAGACGTAGGTGGCCGTTTCCTCGATGTGGCCGGCGATGAGCTGCACGCCGTTCTGAAGCACCGCGGCGAGTCGTGCGTCCCCGGTGATGCGTGCGCGCACCTTGAGGCGGCCCGTGAACGGGGCGGCGAGCCACACGATTTGCCCGTCGTTCAGGCGCACCACCTCGCTCTTCATTGCCTCCGGGAACTCGACTTCGAACACCACGCCCGAGGCTGCGGAAGGACGTTCCGCGAAGCCCAACACCATCAAGTCGGTGGCGGCCACTACGTCGGCCGTGCCGAGGTCTACCACGCGCTCGGTGGCCGTGTAGCTCGCGGCCAGCAGCTGGAACCACTGGTCTACGTCCTGGTGCACGGTCCATGCGCTGTTGTTGGACGAGGTGGAGAACACGCCGACTTGGTAAGGCTGCGCGACGACATAGCCGCGTTCGGGGTCTTGCTTGCCCAGCTCCGCCACTGCGATTGCCGTTTGGGCGTCGTCGCAGAGCGTGACGATGCAGTATTCGCGGCCCGCGCGTAAAAGCGCCGGGGTCCACGCGATGGTGGTCGATGTGCCGATCTGGATGCCTGCCTTCGGCACGCGCGCCTCGGCGACGACGGCAGGGAGCGGGACGCCCGCCGAGGCTTCGCGGATTTGCACCGTTACCGTCCCGCCTGCGGCAGTGAAGAGCAGGCGCACGCCGCTGCATTGGGTGTCTTCGTCGAGCACGAACGATTGGGCCGAGGGGTCGAAATACCCCTCATACAGCCATTTCGCGCATGCCGATGTGTTCTGCGGCGGTGTGGAACCGCTGCTGGATGGCCCCCACACCGCGCCGCCGCTGGTGCTGATGGGCGTGTACACGGGCACGTCCCACCGGGCATAGGTTTCGGTGACGACGTTCTGCTGTGCCCGCAGCACGTTGGTGCCCTGTCCGTAGTACGTCTGCGAGCCGCGGCTGCCGAGCGGCCCGCGGAACACCACTGCTTTGGCGCCGGCCGCGACCTTCTCCGGCACGACGAATGTGCCGGACAGCTTTCCGGCGGCGTCGGCCGTGAGGGCGCCGCCTTCGATCGGCTGGGCCGTTACGGCGATGCCGTCGAAAGTGACCGACGCGAGGGCTTCGCCGGGCCCCCAGCCCGCGAGGTCGAACCGTACGGTGGTGGTGCGGAGGTATTCCAGCGGCCGGGATTCTTCGGACAGCACGCGCACAGCGGCTGCGGTCGCCGTCAGCGCGCTGACACTGCCGGCGCCCGTGTAGAGGCGTTCGGTGATGGCGGATTTCCACACCGTCTCGACCGTCGTCCAACGGTCCACGTTCGGCACCAGCGTGACGGCGGCGGGCACGGGGTCGAACGCCTGATACGGGTTCACGGCCCGCGATCCGGTCCGCCACGTCTGCTCCAGTACCACGCGGTGCACATGCTCAATGGCGATGCGCTCGGGCAGCGCCGTGCCGAGCTGGTGCACGGTGGTGGTGATGGGCAGCTGCAGCGCGCCGTTCACGGCGGCGGCGGTCTGCGCAATGCCCGCGTCGCGCTGCCGGTCGGACATGAAAGGGTCTGCGATGAGGCCTTTTTTTACGCCGGAATCCATCCCCTGCGCGTTCGTGGCCAGGCGCAGTTCGGCGAGGTCGAGCAGCACAGCGTCCAGGCGGCGTTCCTGGGCTGCGACACGGTGCGGGGATTGGATCTTTACGCCGTCGCTCACGACTTGCCTGCCATCGTCCCACGTCTGAAAAACGCTTGCGAGGGCGAGCATGTCGTCAGGCACTTGCGGGGGCGTCGGAGTCCAGGCGCTGGAGACACCGCGCAGCCACACGAACGCGCCTTCGCGGTCGATGCACAGGCGGTCCACGCGGCGCAGCTGCTGCTTGTAGCTGGTCAGGATCGTGGAATCCTTGATCGCGCCTTCGACCGTCGCGCCGCGCGAATCCACGGCGGTGGGCTCTGCCCGCCGCATGTAGAGGTAGGTCACTTGGTAGGACGAACCCGGCGCGGGCTCGGCGCCCTGCGGGCTCCAGTCCACTTGCCCGGCGGTGAGGCGGTAGTCCGCGTCCTTCGCGAAGGTGGTGCCGCTCTGCTTCACGCTCTCGATGGAAATCACGCTGGCATCGGGGAGCACGTCGGCCACGCCCGCGAAGCCGCCGTGCACGATCGTGACGGTGCGGCGTGCGGTGATGCGGAATTCAGGCACGCCCTTGCAAGGCGGGCGGCCGAGGTTGATGCGCTGCGGACCTTCCGTGGTGGACAGGTGAGGTTCGCTGTCCACGTCGAACAGCTCGGGCGTGGCGAGTGTCACGATACGGCGGCCGGCCTGGAAGATGCGGCTGCGGCCAGCCACGCGCGCGGCGCCCTCGGCGACGGTGTAGACCTGTTCGCCGGTAGCGAGGTCAGGCGCCATGGCCACCTGCAGGCCCTCGACGATGTAAGAGCCGCCGCCGGTGCTGGCCACGTCGTAGTCCTCGATCGCGCGTGTGATGGCGGAGAGGTGCGGGGGCGCGGCCTTCGCGCGCAGCACACCATCCTCCACGACGTACACGCCGAAGAACGTGCCGGGCTGGCCATCTCCCTGGAACCCCCAGGCGGTGCTGACTTCGCGGCGCGAGGCGCCGGGCTTCCGGTAGCTGGGCGTGCCTTTGGCTGGGTTCAGGAGCGATGGGTCTTCCGCCGCCGTGACGATGCGGGTGCGGAGGTAGACGCCTACGGCCACGGTGCCCTGGATGGGCATCACGAACGACGCGGGCGGCACGCCGCGCACAGCGCCCTGCAGGTAGATGGCGCCGCTTTCCGCCTCCGCCGCGCCCGTCAGGGGGTTGACCGTCAGCCGGGCATCGCGCACCACGTCGCCGTTGGCGTAGATGCCGTCGGCAATGCCCTTGATCCGATGGGCCAGGATCGCCTGCGCGTCGATCAGCTCCCGTGACTGGATCACCCGGTCCGCTTCGAACAGCACAGATTCGTGGTTCTTCGTCTCGTCGAAATCTTCGTAGATGGTCATGGTGCGAGGTCAGAAAGGAAGGATGAAGTCCTGGCCTTCCAGGGTGTTTCCGGCGCGCTTGAACGGCTCGGCCAGGTGCTCCATCGTGTAGAGATCGCCGGGCGATGTGACCTGTGCCGCCGGGAAGTAGCGCTGGCCCGCAGGGAGGCCTGCTGCGACGGTGCCGCCGAGGAAGACGCCCAGCTCGCGCACGGTTTCGCCAGCGGCGTCGTCGTAGGAGAAATCCCAGCGCACGTAGAGCCACTGTGTGGGGGCCGCGCTGATGGCGTACCGGCTGCGGTCCGGCAGCTCTATGGGGCCCGCATCGTCGGGCACCGCGTACTGCACGGAGGTGGCGATGGTCCGGCCGATTTCGCTGATGAGGCCCGTGTGCTTGGTTGTCTCGGGTTCAGGGCCCGCCGCGTCCCACGCTGGGCGCCCGCGGCCCCAGGCAAGGTAGATGGGCTGGGTGGCGACGAGGCGGGCGACCTTGATACGCCCAACGTCCTGCAAAACGGCCATGGGTCAATCCTTCCGGAATCGGTTGATGAAGTAGATGGGTGTGCGCCAAGGGCCGCCCCACGGGCCGCCCCAGCGCCGCGGCGGGCTGACCGGCACAGGCGCCAGCGACACGCGCAGGCGGCGAGCTGCGGCGGTGGGTGCCACCGTGAGCGCGGCCGGCGCGACCGCGCTGCGCACGGGCCTGCGCCGGAACGTGCCGGCACCCAGCGGCGGCGCGCTGGTGGTGTTGGACCGTTGCTTCCGCAAACCGCCCGCCACGACCTGGAGCAGCCGGGAGTCCAGGCGCCAGGTGTCCAGTACCGGCTGATCGTCATAGCGCGATATGTCCATGCGCCGGTTCGTTCGCCGGCCTGCTGGCGCAGCCTGCATCGGTGCTGTGGTGGTCGCGGCGCGGGCGCGGCCGAACGACAGCACCACGCCGTGCTCGGGGTCGAACACGCCGGAATAGCCATCGAGCAGGCCCGTGTCCAGCGGCGGGCCCGCGTCGAGCACGACGGGGCGCAGATCGAGGCCGTGCACGATGCGGTACAGCGCGACATGGGCCGGCATGGATGCGCGCACCACGTGCACGATCTGGCGCACGGCCTCGGGCGTGGGCAGGCGCTCCGGGTGGATGTGGAGGTAGGGGCCGTCTTCTTCGACTCGCGCGGCGGCGAATCCGATCCAGCGTAGCGCGCGCTCGGCGCCGGCCGCCGTCCCGCGCTCCATGAGCCAGGGCACAGCCTCTTCGAGCAGCGCGTCCACAGTGTCGAAATACGGGGCGAACTGTGCCACCTGCCACTGCTGGGCCAGCCACGGACGCATGGCCGCGTTGCGGCCGGTGGCGGTCGGCTCTGCGGCATCGGCGAGCGCTCCCCAGCCACGCGGAAACGTGGTGTCCAGCACCACTTCCAGCGTGGTGGAGCCCGAGGGCAGGACGGTGCGCGGCATAGCCATTACGCCATTCCTCCGTCGATGAGCTGCACGATGCCGAGGGCGGGGAATTCGCCCACGGCGAGCGGCGTGAGTTCTGCGGGCGTGGTCGGGTCCGGGTATTCGACCGCGTGCACGCCGCTGACGTGTAGCACGGTGGTGATGTAAGAGCGCGCGACGCTGCCGGCCAGCGCGTCGATTCCGGCGACGGCGGCGGCCAGCCGGGCGCGCAGCTGGGGCAACAGGTCGGCCGGCGCACTGCGGGTGCGCACGATGCGCGCGGTGATGTCGATCGCGCGGGGCACAGCCACCTGCACATCCACCGGCACGCCGAGGATGCGCACGCCGCGCGCTTCGATGGCCTGCGCGACGGCGGTTCGGGCGGGCTCGGCCTGTGCCTGCTCGGAGATCCACAGCATGAGCACCACAGAGCCGGGTTCGTCCTGGCTGGCGCGGGCGGTGCGCACCAGCGGAGAAGCCGACATGGCGTGGTATTCGTAGTGCTCAGCGGTGCCCTGGGCGCCGAGAGCGGCGATGCGGCGCTGCAGGCGCTCCCGCAGTCTGTCATCCGCTTCCCCTGCCATGCGGGCCACGCCGAACAGCGCGGCGAGCTGGTCGAGGTCGCCGCCGGTTGCGAACGCCAGCAGGTGGGCCCGGGCGGCGTCGTTGATGCGGGCGCGAATCAGCAGCTCGCGGAATGCGTGAGCCTGCAGCAGCATCACAACCGGGTCGGACTCCAGCGCGAGGATGTCGTCCACAGCCGGCAGGTGCGGGCGGATGCGCTCGGCGAAGTCGGCTTTGGCGGCGGCCAGGATCTCTTCATATGAAAGTGCTTCCACCACGCTGGGCGCGGGGAGGGCCTGCAGGTCGATCATTCGCGCGCCCCCTGGCCGGTGAGCGGCACGGACAGCGCGATCGGCGCCGGATCGCGCCCGTAGCTGCTCACGTAGCTGCCGGTGATGTGTAGGTGCGCTCGGCCGGGGCGCTCTGCGTCGCGCTGCAGTTCCATTTTGTCGATGCGCAGGCGCGGTTCCCAGCGCATGAGCGCCGAGACGCTGGCCGCGAACACGCGCGTTTGCGTATCGGCGTTGAGCGGCTTGTCGATGAGGGCGGGCACGAGGCTCCCGAACTCGCGACGCATCACGCGGCTGCCGATGGGCGTGGCCAGGATGGTGGTAATGCTCTGCTGCAGGTGCTGCAACGCGGTCAAACGCCGCCCGGTGTTGCGGTCCATCATCGCAGCGGCTCCGCAGTTTCGTCGGCGCCACGGCGCACGCCGCCGTGGAGGTGGTGAACGGCGCTCACGTCCTGCGCCACGATGTCCACGGTGCTGGTGATTCCCTCGGGCCCGATGTGCAGCACGGCACCGCCCACCTGCAGCGTGATGCCGCCCGGCTCCATGGCGATGCGGCAGCCGTCGCCGGCCTCCAAGACGATGGCTTTCTCAGTGTGGATGGTCAGCTGCTGGCGGCGGTATTCGGCGAAGGCGTCTTCGCTCCACTGGGTGCGGTCCACGCCCGCTTCATCGGCTGGCGCGGGCATGGCGTCGCTGTATTCGCCGAGCAGCACGACGCCCTGGGCGAGATCTCCGCCGGGTGCGATCACAAGGCATTGCTCTCCGGCTTCGGGTGGCCACCAGCGGCTGCCGCGCTTGCCGGCGGCCCGCCCTGCAAGCCAGGGCAGCCAGTCGGTGGTGTTGTCCCCGAGCCGCACGCGGCAGCGTGCCGGGGCGGTGTATCGCACCGCCACAACGGTGCCGACACGCGCGAGGTTTTCAAGCCGGCGGATAGCCTCCTGCGGGCTGTCTTGCGGCGGCGTGTCGTATGGCATGCCGACATGTTGCTGCCGCGCGCGCGCGGAAGCCAGCAGCGGCTGCTGTGGGGGGCGTGGTCACATTTCTGCGGCTACGCGAGGTAGCGCAGCACCACGTCGCGGACGGTCTGCAGGTCGCTCTCAGTGATGCCGAGCAGCGGGCGGGCGGGGTATTGGTAGCGTGGCCCGCCGGGCTTCACGGCGTCCACTTCGCCGAAGTGGTGGACGCGGGCAATGCGCTCTGCACGGCCGGCGAACTCCACGACGGCGGTGCCGGCTTCGCCCTTGGCCTTGAGGTTCCGCACCTGGCGCAGCTTGGCCATCATGGGTTGCCGCTGCTTCGCCGCCTGGCGCACGCGCTCGCGTTGGCTTCGCAGAGCCGGCCCAGGCGGCTTGCGCGGCTCCCACGCTGTCCCGTCCGGGTCTTGCTGCGCGCGCATGCGCTGCGCATTGGCGGTGCGCAGGCGGCGCGCTACGTCCACAAGCAGCCGGCTGCGCTGCACGGGCTCCAGCTTGGCCAGGATGTCGCCGGCCCAGGTCTCGAGCGCTGACAGGTCGGCCATGGGCTACAGCGCGAAGCGCGACTGCTCCGGCGGCATGGGGATGTCCCATTCCGCCAGCTTCGCGTCCTTCAGCCACAGTTCCCAGTGCTCGGGCAGGCACTGGCCGCCAGGGTGGCAGGGCTCGGCCGGGTGGGTGACGTTGAAGCGGGTAGGGTGGCCTGGGTCTGCCTTGACGATGGCGCGCTCGGTCAGCGGCACGCGAATTCCGATGTCCACGGCGGCGTCGTTGAGGTGTTCCACGGTGAATTCGACTCGCTGGGCGTTCGGGTTGTCCAGCAGTTCGGATTGGTGGACGCGGGCCCAGGCCAGTATGGGGACGAACAGCGCGTCCGTGTGGCCGGTGTAGTCCAGCACCGTGATGGCTGCCGTGTATTGGTACACGAAGGATAGGCCGCCGGCCAGCGTGGAGACGGTGGCGCCTTCGGTGGCCATCACGATGAGGCGCTCAGGATCACGCGCCAGGTCGGGTACCGCGGCCTCGATGACACGGCGCAGGCTGGACAGCTTCCACATGGCTACTCGCTCCGGGCTGCGTCGATCATCTTGCGGGCGCTGTCGTGCTCGCGCTCGCATCCCTTGCCGCGGGCGCGGGCGTCGTCAGCAACTGCCGCCAGCTCTCCCGCTCTGTCGTCAGCGCGGCGGAGCATGTCGGCGAGCAGATCGAGGGCGTTGCCGTCTGCCTGGCGGCTTCCGGAAGCGGCTCGATCCTGGGCAGCTTGACGGTGGGCGACGATGAAGGCGGCGAGGTCGCTGCGCATCCGGTCGCGAGCAGCGATGGCAGCGCCAGCATCAGCGCGAGCGCTCGCGAGTTCCGCCGCGCCCTGGGCGCGCGAGGTGTTGAGTTCTGCACGGTTGGCTCCTTCCAGTTCGCGGATGCGTTCGGATTTCTCGAGGGCTGCGCGGTCGGCTGCGGCGCGCTCGGTCTGCAGGTCAGCGTGGGCGCGTGCTGCGTCCACTTCGGCGTTGGCAAGGCGCAGCGTCTGCCACAGCAGCAGGCCGGCAAGGCCCAGGGCGGCGATCTGCCAGGCGTATGCCTTGATCTGTGCAATCACGGGCTCACCCTCCAGTTCATGCATATCTCTTCGTTGGATTCACCGCGCAGCTGCAGGCCAGGCAGCACGACGGATGCACCGCGCACGGTTCCGCGGTTCCAGCGCGGGTTCTCCATGCATGCGCCCGGCAAGTCGCCGCGGTTCGCCTTCGCGCGCATCGTGCTGCCCGCCAGGGCTTGCGCCCCCTTATTCCACGTGAAGTCCACGAACGTGGCCCGGACGAAGGGGTCATACCTGGACCACTGGGGCAGCAGCCCCGCCGCCTCGCGCTCGGCGACGATGTACCGTGCCCGCTCCAGCCGGTAGCAGTCGGCGGGCGTGTAGTACCGGCCGGCCACCACACCCGCACCGGTGACGCCGTTGCACACGGTGAGTGGCTGCCCTCGCCCGTTTCGGTCGATGTACGGGGTGCCTATGTGGCGCCCGCTCGATTCGTAGTGCGCCCCCATGACCATGGCGATCTTGACGGCCGGGGACGTGATGGCATCCGCGGCCACGGCGAGCACGTATTCATCGCGCAGGGCTTCGTCCGTTTCCTGCTCGGCGACGTAGGCACCTCCGCCCAGGCCGGCCAGCAGCACCAGCGCGGCGAGGCGGCTCGCGAGTTGAGGCGGTACGCGCGACGGCATCACAGCGGAGCCCGGTCGGTGTCTTGCTGCTCTTGCAGCTCATCCAGCGTGATGATCCAGCGCTTGCGCGGCTTCACCCAGCGGCGGCGCTCTGCTATGGGCCGGACCACCCGCTTCCACAGCCATTCGGCAATCAGCAGAAGGGTGTAGATCACGGCCATGATTGACGCGATGGTCCCCCACGGGATTGCATTGACGGTTGCCCAGGACGGGCTGTAGCTGGCTGTGGCCGTTTGCGTGAACTGCTCCACCACGTCAGCCTTGGCGGCTGCGGCCGCGGCTAGTGCGCTGCCCGCCTTCACGATTGGCATGCTGATATCTGCTCGGTCCATTACGGTGTATCCCTCGATTTCATGGTTTTCTGGTGGTCAGTCCCACAGCTTCACGAGGGCCCGGGTGGGCTCTGGTGCTTGGACGAGGCGCACGGCCTGGCCCTCGGCAAGGTCGGCGGCGGACCGGGCCAATCCCGGATTCGCGGCCAGGGTGGCTTCGACGTTGCCGGCAGTGGCGCCGAGCCGGCGCCACGCCAGTGCGTCGAGCGTGTCGTGTGCGGCGGCTCGCACGGTGATTCCGTCGCGCGCCTGGCTCATAGCAATTCCGCGATGACACGCGGCCGGCTCTGCACGTCAGCGATGGCCCAGCGCAGCTGCTGCTGGAACCCTTCCACGCGGCCTTCCAGGGCTGCCATCACGCGGGCGCCTTTGCCGTCGCCCTGCGGCAGCGTGTCCATGTCGCGGTAGGCCTCGGCCAGCGCCGCCTGCACGTGCGCATAGATGGCAGATCGGTACTGCATCACCTTGATGCTCTTGCGCCCGATATGCGGGGCGGGCACCTCTGCCAGGCTGGCGTGGCCCGCCGCGCGCTGCTCGGCGGCCCATGTCTGGAGTTCCGCGTTCACCGTTGCCATGGCGGCTTCCAGGGCCAGCTGCAGGCGCTCAATGGTGGAGGTGCCATCCAGGCGGATGTCTGCGCGCAGCTGCTCGCGGTCGATGTCGGGAAACCATCCATCGTTGGCCACGGCCGGTTCGACGCCGCGGGCGGGAGGGTTGGCGGTGGCGATAAAGGACATGGTGGCTTCCGGAATAGGTGTGGCGGTGGCCCAGGGCCTGCGGCGATGCATGCATGCTTCGGCCCTGGGGCCGCCACGGTGCGGGGGTACGCTCGGTTTGCAGCGGCTGGTGCCTAGTCCTGGTCTTTCCCTGCCAGGCGACGGTCCAGCCGCTCGATGTCTTTTTTCACGCCGGCCCGGGGGTCCAGCTCCATGGCGCGCTGCAGCAGCGGCAGCGCTTCCTTGCACGTCTTGAGGGGCCGCGTTTTCATGTCCACGTCGTGCGTGCCGGTCTTGCCCAGCACCGCCCAGCCGGCCGCCTTGTACAGCTTGCTCTTTGCCTGGTCGGGCGTGTCTGCCGCCTCGGTCAGGGCAATGGCCTGGGCCGCCAGCAGGATCGCCGCCGGGCCTTGCTTCTTGCCCGCCAGGATCGCTTCGGCGATTTCGTCCTGCACGATGGTGGGCAGGTTCCGGTTGTATTGGTCCGGCGGCTTGATGCCGCTGGTCATGGCGTAGTCGGCGAGCTGCAGGCCGCGTTCGTAGTTGCCCGCGTCGATGTGCCACACCAGCAGCGTGGCCAGCACGTCGTCCTGCGTGCCCGGCCGCGCTTCCAGCACGCCGTCCAGATAGGCGTCATAGGCCGGCAGCATGGTGCGCTTCGCTTCGATCTTGCGTTCCACGCTGTGCATGTCTTTCAGCGCCAGCCGGTGCTGGTGCAGCTGCGCCAGGTGCAGTTCGTAGGCAGTGCCCACGGTCTGGCCATGGACGTTGCCGGACTCGGCCAGCGCGGCCTGCTGCAGGGCGAGGTGGTGCATTCGGTGGCGTTGTGCCGGGGTCTGTCGCATGTACGTTTCCTGTGGATGTGGCGGGCTGTTGCCTGCAAATAGCGGCCCCTTTTTTAGAGCAGCTATTTGCGGCCGGTGGTGCTGTGGTTCAGGAAGCCACGATCTCGATGTTTTCGACCAAGCAGGCCTTGCCCAGGTCTTCGATCACGAAGGCGTCATTGCTGCTTTCGAAGGTTTCGATGCGGTCGCGCTTCGGGTTGTCGATGACGGCGCGGCGGCGCGCGCCGGCTTGGTAGTAGATGGACAGGTTGTCCAGGCTGGTGATGAGCACGGAGTGTTCCGGCACGTAGGGCACGGTAATCGCCGGCAGGCTCCCAAGGCGCGTCTGGCTGCGCACGATGTCGGCGGCCAGCACCTCGCTGGGCGCCTTCTGGCCATCAACCAGCGGGAACAACTTGTCGTGCATCAGCCCTCGGCCGACTATGGCCACGATGTCGCCTGCCTCGGCATGCCAAGGGTCGAGCAGCGATTTGTAGGCGTCGTACACGAGGCCGTCGAGCGTCTTGTAGTCCCCGTTCGCCCCCACAGCCACCTTGCCCTCGGTCTTGCCGGACGCCATGACGCGCGCGGCGGCCTGCTCGCGCAGGTTCTGCAGCCAGCCCTTGTTCACGTCCTGCAGCAGCGGCGCCGTTGCGCGGTTGGTGTTGGCTGCGGCCTGCACGCCGTTGAAGCCGATCATGATTCGATCGAGTGCGCATTGCCGCTGGATGGCACGAGCCATGCGCAACTGGAAGTCCGGGAACTTCGCCCACATGTCGAGCTTCGCGTACTTCACGTGCGTGTCGTAATCGGTCTTCTTGCACTCGTACCCGCGGCCGTCCAGCGCCGCCACGTCGCGGGTTTCGCGGTCCTTCTGGTTGGTGTCGGTGCGGCTTGCCACAGGGCCATCGGTGCCCAGGCCCAGCTTCTCGCCCTGCATCTCATCAACTGGCACGATGTTGATGGACTTGAGGAAGTCGCTGTTTTCCTTGATGCGGCTTTCCAGCCGCTGCTGAATCGTGGGTGCCACGGCGAATTTCTCGCCGACGCTGGGCACTCCGTTCAGGTTCGCCTGGTCCGCCATGTAGGCATTGAACAGGATTCGGGTTGCGTTGTTCATGGTCTTCCTTGATCTTTGGTGCGTAGTGGCGATGGGGTGCTGGGTACGCGGTCGATCCGTCAGCAGTCCGCCTTCATGGATGCGTCCGTTCCGGTGGCGCTGGGTCGCTGCGACGGGTTGCCGTCCTGGCGGCTCAGGTTTTCCTTCAGCGCGGAAAAATCGCCCTGCAGCTTCTCGCGGGCGGCGCGCTCTGCCGCCAGTTCGCGCCCCTGCTGCTGGATAGCAGCGTCAGCGGCGCCGAGCACTTCGAGCGCCCGCGTGGCGAAAGCCTCGGGTTTCTCCGGCGTCGGTGCCGGCTTGGGAACGATGGCGGTGCGCAGCTCGCCCAGCATGTCGGTGAACTTCGCCAGCAATCCGGACGCGATGCTCTCCGCTTCGCCTTCCAGGCCCAGGTCCGTTTCGACTGCGGCCGAGAACAGCGAGCCGTCGCTGTGCTTCTTTCCTGCGAAGGGGTTGCCGGCTGGGTTGCCGGCCGCGAACTTCAGTACCTCGGTGCCCAGGCTCGCCGGGCTGTCGGTGACGGCCAGGCCCGTCATGTATGCCTCGCCGGTCTTCGCGAAGTTCGGGTCCACCTCGATGCTGGAGAACAGTTTCTGCTTCGCTTTGTTCATGGCGACGAGGGACGGGAGCGCCTCGATCTGCGCGAACAGCGCGAGCTTGCCGTCTTCCACCGTGCGCGCCTCCAGCGCCAGCACGTCGCCCAGCGCGGCGAAGGCGCTGTCCGCGGTGACGCCGCGGATGTGCTCCAGCCACACGCGGGCGCTGTACGTCGCGGGCTTGTAGTTCTTGGCCATTTGCTCGATCCAGCTGCGCTGGATTTCGCGGCCGTCGGTGGTGGCCCCCTCGGTTGCCACGCGGAAGAATTTGCTGGGCATGTGCGGCTCGGTGCGGTGAAGTTGATCTGTTGCCTATGTTCCGCACCCGGGCCTTGCGGCGCAATTTGCGCGCGCTGTGGGGGGGCGAAGCACACTTCGCCGCGCGTGCTTTCCGCGCGCGCGCGAAACACACTGCCCAGGCATGACCGAAGCAGCAGCCACGCCCACCACCAGCGCCTCGAGCCGTCGCACGAAGCGAGCGGCCGATCAGGTGGACGCTTCCCCTGGGTCGAGCGCGTGCATTCCAGTGGGTGGCCTCCGCCACGGGGAGTGCAGCCCTGTTGACGGTGGCGCGGGAAAGCGGCGCGAGGCCCGGGCGCTTTTCTGGATGGGCTGGAAGTTGTCGCATATCGCCGAGCAGCTGGGAGTGCCGCGCGGCACTCTGCACGGGTGGCACAAGACCGAGGGGTGGGCCGACGCGCCTTCATCGCAGCGCGTGGAAGCCGCCCTGGAAGCCCGCATGGTGACGCTGATTGCGAAGGACGTGAAGACCGGCGGCGACTACAAAGAAATCGACCTACTCGGGCGTCAGCTGGAGCGGCTGGCGCGCATCGGCAAGTATTCTCAGAGCGGTCGCGAGGCGGATCTGAATCCCGCGATCGAATCGCGCAACGCCGGGCCGAAGAAGAAGCCGCAGAAGAACCACTTCACCGAAGAGCAGGTGGAGAAGGTCTGCGAAGCGTTTCTGGATTCGATATTCGACTACCAGCGCACATGGTGGGAAGCCGCCATGGAGCGCACGCGGATCATCCTGAAATCCCGGCAGATCGGTGCAACCTGGTACTTCGCGCGCGAAGCGCTGGTGGACGCGCTCAAGACCGGCCGCAACCAGATTTTCCTATCGGCCAGCAAGGCGCAGGCATACCTGTTCCGGAACTACATTTTGCGTTTCGCATGGGACGTTTGCGGCATTGAGTTGAAGGGCGATCCCCTCATCCTGTCGAACGGTGCGGAGCTGCGCTTCCTTGGCACGAATTCGAAGACCGCCCAGGGGTACCACGGCAACCTGTATTTCGATGAGTTTTTCTGGACGAACGGGTTTGCCACGCTGAATGACGTGGCCAGCGGCATGGCGTCGCACAAGCAGTGGCGCATGACCTACTTTTCTACGCCGTCGAGCGTGCAGCACGAGGCGTACGAATTCTGGACAGGCAAGCACCTGCGCAGGCCCGTGGAAATCGACGTGAGCCATTCGCACCTGCAGCACGGTGCGAAGGGGGCAGATGCGGCCTGGCGTCAGATCGTGACGGTGTTGGACGCGGAGCGAGGCGGCTGCGACCTGTTCGACATAGAAGACCTGCGCCGGCGCAAGTCGGAAGAGGTGTTCGACAACCTCTACATGTGCGGGTTCGTGGATGACTCGTTTTCGGTCTTCCCCCTCACGGCCATGCAGCGCTGCATGGTGGACAGCTGGGAAGTGTGGAAGGATTTCAAACCCTTTGTGCAGCGCCCGTTCGGCTGGCAGCCCGTCTGGATCGGATACGACCCTTCGCACACTGGCGACCGCGCCGGCCTGGTGGTAGTCGCTCCACCTGTGAAGCCTGGCGGGCCGCTTCGCGTGCTGCACACCCAGCAGTTCCAGGGGATGGACTTCGACGCCCAGGCTCGCGCCATCAAGGACATCACCAGCCGCTACAACGTAGCTGCCATCACGGTGGATACCACCGGCATCGGGCAGGGAGTGTTCCAACTGGTGCAGAAATTTTTTCCTGCAGTTCGCGGCATCAACTACAGCGTGGACAGCAAGACCATGCTGGTGCTCAAGGCGCAGCAAGTCATCAACGCGGGCCGGCTCGAATTCGACTCCGGCAATCGCGACCTGGCCAGCAGCTTCATGGCGATCAAGAGGGAGCTGACGGCGAGCGGTCGCAGCGTGACTTACGCCGCGGGTCGCAGCCAGGACACCGGCCATTCCGATCTGGCGTGGGCGGCCATGAATGCCATCTCGAATGAACCGCTCGATGCCGGCACCGGCCTGGCCAACGTGCAGGGCACGTCCTTCCTCGAAATCTCCGAATGACTATGACGAAACGACAACGCCGGTCCGCCCCGCGGGCATTCCACGCACCTGCAACCCCTGCGCCTGCGGTGGTCACATCCGCGCCTCCACAGTCCCAGTCCTTTACCTTCGACCTGGGCGAGCCCGAGCCCGTCATAGGTGGCCGGTCGGCGCTGCTGGAGTACGCGGAGTGCATGCAGTCTGGCGAGTGGTACGAGCCGCCCGTGTCCCTTGCCGCCCTCGCGCGGCTCCTGCGCGTGGGCGCGCACCATGAATCGGCGCTGCGCTTCAAATGCAACGTGCTGTCCAGCACGCTGGAGCCTTCGCAGTGGCTCAGCGCCGCGGCCTTCCGCGGCTTCGCGCTGGATTTCCTGGTGCTGGGCAATGGCTACCTGGAGCGGCGCCGGAACGCCCTCGGCGGCTTGCTGGAGCTGCGGCACGCGCTGGGCAAGTACGTGCGCCGGGGCGTCGATCTGGACCGCTTCTTTTTCGTCACCGATCTGCAGAGCCCGCACGAATTTCCGCGGGGCGAGGTGCTGCAGCTACGCGAACAGGACATCCATCAGGAGGTGTATGGCCTGCCGCCGTACCTCGGCGCATTGCAGTCCGCCATGCTCAACGAATCGGCGACGCTGTTCCGGCGCCGGTACTACAACAACGGCAGCCACGCGGGCTTCATTCTGTACGTGACCGATGCGGCGCAGTCCCAGGGCGACATCGACAAGATGCGCGAGCAGTTGACCAAGACCAAGGGCGCGGGGAATTTCCGCAATCTCTTCTACTACGCGCCGGGCGGAAAGAAGGAAGGCATCCAGCTTATCCCCATCAGCGAAGTGGCGGCGAAGGATGACTTTCTGAACATCAAGCACACCACCCGCGATGACGTGCTGGCCGCCCACCGCGTGCCGCCGCAGCTGATGGGCATGCTGCCCAACAACGTGGGCGGGTTCGGCGACGTGGAGAAAGCGGCGACGGTCTTTGCACGGAACGAAATCGAGCCGCTGCAGGCGGCCATGGCACACGCGATAAACACCTGGGCAGGGCAGGAGGTGTGCCGGTTCCGGCCGTACCTGCTGCAGGCTGCCCAGGCCGCGTAG